TATGTAAAGCTTCAAACTCGAGTTCCATGCATGTATTTTAAAATATCAGGGAGATATAAAATATGGCCACACTAGACGACCAAGCAAGCGACCAAGAAGAGTTCATCAGAACCTGTGAACTAAGCTTCAGAAAACCAGAACTCAAACACACAGGACTCTGCTACAACTGCGACTCGGTGATTCCTGGCGTGTTCTGTGATCACGACTGCGAACACGACTACGAAAGACGAAAAGAAAATAACAAAAGAGGCGATTAACGTGATATAAGCTATGTTATGGAAACAATCGATAAAAAACCTAAGTCTAACAAGGGCGGATTCAGAGAGGGTGGAGGCCGCCCTTCAGGCTCCCTTGGTAAAACTACAATCCAAGCACGTGAGGCTATTGCTGCGTTTGTCGACAACAATGCCGATAGGCTCACTGGATGGCTAGACCGCGTGGCAGCTGACAACCCTGCGAAGGCGTTTGAGCTGTTCCAGTCAGTGGTTGAGTATCACATACCAAAACTGGCACGATCTGAGATGGTTGGCCTTAACGGTGGCCCAGTTAAGATTGAACACCTAGCCAGGACGATCATAGACCCATCAGAATGAACCTGAACATTCCCACACCGCGCGTATTTAAACCTTTGTTGAATCCAGCTAGGTACAAAGGTGCGCATGGTGGACGCGGTTCTGGCAAGTCCCATTTCATGGCCGAATTGCTGATCGAACGCTGTATCATGACACCAGGCACCAGATGGGTGTGCATTCGTGAGGTTCAAAAGTCACTGGATCAGTCAGTTAAGAGACTGCTTGAGGATAAAATTGAGTCGATGGGCGTTGGTAGTTTGTTTACGGTACAAGCATTTGAGATTATAACACCTGGAGATGGTGTGATTATCTTCCAAGGCATGCAAAATCATACCGCAGATTCGATCAAATCCCTTGAGGGCTTTGACGGTGCATGGGTAGAGGAGTCTCAATCACTGAGCCAACGCTCACTTGACCTGCTCAGACCAACAATACGTAAGCCTGACAGTGAGTTATGGTTCAGTTGGAACCCAAACAAAGACACTGACCCAGTGGATGTGCTACTACGTGGCGATGTTCCGCCGCCTAACACCATCACTGTGCAAGCTAATTATCGGGACAACCCATGGCTACCCAAGGTGTTGAAGGATGAGCTGGAATATGACCAGCGCCGTGATCCTGACAAGTTTGCACATGTCTGGCTAGGTGAGTATCAACGCAATAGCGAAGCCAGAGTGTTCAAGAACTGGAAGATTGAGGAATTTGAGGCCCCAATTGGTACAGCATTCAAGCTTGGTGCTGATTGGGGCTTCTCAGTTGACCCATCAGTGCTGATCCGTTGCTACCTGGTTGGTCGTGTCATGTACGTTGACTATGAGGCATACATGATTGGTTGCGAAATTGACCAGTTACCGGATCTGTTTAGAAAGGTGCCAGAGGCTGAGAAATGGTTCATAACGGCTGACTCAGCAAGGCCGGAAACGATCAGTTATATGCAGAAACATGGCTTTCCAAGGATTACATCAGCTATCAAGGGTGCCAAGTCAGTTGATGAAGGTGTCGAGTTCTTGAAGTCTTTCGACATCATAGTTCACCCTAGATGTAAGCACCTGATTGACGAATTGACCAGCTATTGTTACAAGACAGACCCATTGACTAGCCTGGTGATGCCTATACTCGAAGATAAGCATAACCATGTGATTGACAGCCTACGGTATGCACTAGAAGGTGCCAGGCGCTCTGGCGGTGAAAGAAAACCGCTTAATATCAGCAAAAGGTATATAATCTAATTATGAGCGATCAAGAAAAATCCCAAGAAGAGCTAACCGCCTATCTTCGCAGTGAGGAAGATGGCGCCCGCCAATTCCAGCGCCAAGAGCTTCAACCTGACCGTGAACGTAATCTGTCCTATTTACTTGGACGACCTAACGGCTACGAGGAAGAAGGTCGTAGTCAAGTAATATCGACAGATGTATGGGATGCACTCCAAGGCATGATGCCATCGCTGCTCAAGCCATTCACCACTACAGATGAGTATGTCAAGTTCGAACCAGTTAATGCTGAAGATGAACAGGGTGCGGAGCAGGAGACTGACTACCTGAACTACGTCGTGGCCCAGAAGAACAACGGCTACATGCTCTTCTACAACTGGTTCTGGGATGCCATTATCAACAAATACGGCATTGTTGAATACGGCTGGGAAGAGTCAACAGCTACAGTCGTGGAACGCTATCAAGCATTGAACGATGATGAGCTTGCAATGCTTATGCAAAACCCAGGTGTTGAGATCGAGGAGCAGGAAAGCTACCCTGACCCAATCGCTCCGCCTCCGCAGCCAGACCCTATGACCGGCATGATGCAGCCACAGATGATGGCGCATGATGTGACCATCCGCGTCACTAATAAGACTGGCAGTGCCAAGATACGTAATATCCCTCCTGAAGAATTCATATTTAACGCTGACCTATCAAGCTCAAGTCTGAAGGACGCCCGCTTCGTACAGCGTGAGGTATTCAAGACCATCTCCGAGGTCCGTGAGATGGGCTATAAGGTTGATGATGATATAAGTGACGATGGCGAGGATTTGTACGCCTTCTCAGAGCGTCAAAACAGATTAGATAATTACCGTGCTATTCAAGGTGAATCTGGAGAGGGTACTAACCGCCTCGTCCGCTTCAAGGTAGCACATTGCAGATATGATGCAAACGGCGACGGCATTTCTGAACTGCTACGCATTGTCCGTATTGGTGACACCATCCTTGAGATGGAAGAGACAGAGGAAATTCCCTACTCAGCGGTACACTGCCACGTCATACCACACAGATTTGCTGGGGTAGCTAGTGCTGACGTTGTTGTACCAATCCAAGACCTGAAGACAACACTATGGCGTCAGGCATTGGACAATGTGTATGGCATTAACTCAAACAGGGTGTTCGTATCAAACAGGGTTGATCTCGACGATATGTTAAGCAATCCACTGGGCGGTATCGTCCGTGTCGACGCTGACTCAGCCCATGGCCACGTAGTTCCAGCACCCATCACTCCGATCATTGGTGTCTTGCAGCCTATGATTGAGTATGCTGACACCGTGAAAGAGAACCGCACGGGTTTCACTAGGTACAGCTCCGGCATGGATGCTAACAGCTTAAATAAGACAGCAACAGGCATCACTAAGATAATGGATGCAGCAGCACAGCGTCTTGAGATGCAGGCACGTACATTTGCTGAGACTGGTATTAAAGATTTGATGCTAGGTCTCCACGGCATCATTAAGCGCAACTCGGTCAAGGCTGAGGTTATACGTCTCCGCAACAAGTGGGTGAACGTCGATCCTCGTCAATGGCGTACTCGCACTGACATGACCGTATCGGTTGGACTGGGTACAGGTGACCGTCAGCAGCAGATACAGCAGATGCAGATAATTGGTATGGCTCAGGAGAAGGTTGCCATGTTAGGTCTTGCAGACCGTAAGACCATGTTTAATGCACTGCGTAGGGGTGTGGAGGCCATGGGCTACAAGGATGTGAGCCAGTTCTTCATTGAGCCAGAGGACGGTAAGATGCCACCCCCTCCACAGGACCCTAAGATCGCAGAGGGTCAAGCCAATATGCAGATGGAGCAGGCCAAGATGCAGGATGATCAGCAACGCGCAGCTGCTCAGATGGAGATAGAGCAACAATCAGCTGCCAGGGCTATGGAAATGGAGCAGTACAAAATTGATGCACAAACACAGCTAGATACGCAGAAAATAGAAGCTCAGACACAACTAGAGCAGTATAAAGTTGATGCACAAGCACAATCTGATCAGATAAAACTAAGTGCCCAGATGGAGCTTGAGCGTTACAAGATCGACTCTAACGTTCGACTAGAGCAGTATAAGGTTGACGCACAAATGCAGAGCGACAACAATAAGATGATGTTACAGGCGGAGTCAGCGAACTTAAAATCACGAATAGAAGGGACGAATCATGTCTGATATTGCACGGGCTATCAAAGCGCAAGCGGTTCTTGATAATTCTGAGTTCCAGTCTGCAATTGATGATATTGAGTTTGGCATTGTTGCTAGGTGGAAGGCGTGCAGTGTGAACGACACAGAGGCACAACAGTATCTCAAGGTCATGCTAAAGATACACCACGACTTCATCAATACTTTGAAGCGTAGATTAACTGACGGCAAGATCGAGGAAATCAAGATCGAGCGTCAATCAAAGATTGCCGGTATTTTCCGGCGTAATTGAGGTG